AAGGGACCTTAACTGAGGAGGCTTTAAAACCGTTAATAAAAAATGTTAAGCAGTTTTTTCAAACGGCTCCGGCCAAAATTGAAAAAGACTACGAATCACTTAAGAAAAATAACTTTAAAATGCCCAACTTCTTTGGGCCTAAAATGCGAGGTAAACCATGAAGAAAATTGTACGTAATGAAAATGGAGATATGGTGGTGACTAAGATTCCTTCCACCTGTAAAGTTCAAAAACAGTTTCGTGATATGACCGATATAAATGCCATAATGGCTAAATATCAAAGAGGTGAAGCTATCACGCACTTAAATAAACGAAGAGGTGTATATGGAGACTTCTCTCAGGTATCTGATTATCGATCTAGCCTTGACATTGTTATCAATGCTCAGAAGGCATTTATGGGACTCCCTAGCAGAGTCCGAAAAAGATTTCAGAACGACCCCCAAGGAGTGATTGACTTTGTATCTGATCCTAAAAATTATAATGAAGCTGTAGAACTGGGACTTATAGATAAAAAAATTGGTGACGACAAAACTAACGTGACGACTGACGACGCGAAAGTAAATGTCGAATCACCTAAAAAATAAGTCTTAACTCCTGTCTACGCTTCTCTCTGGCCCCTTTATTGGGGCCTTCTTGTATTCGGGGTTTAAGGGAGCTCCCTTCATCAGCCCCCAGGCTGGAGGGTAGAGGGAGCCGAAGGCGCGGGAGTCGGGTGTTGTCCACCCCACTCCCGGAGTAGCGAAGCGATGTAAATTAAATTATCTTAAAAAACTTGCTAATATTGCCTAATCACTCAGATTAGGAATCGACTAAGGGCAACGTCGCCCTGTCAAAAACCTTAAGGAGGTTATATGCAAACACTGAAACTGTTCTCTATTCGGGATTCGAAAGGTGACTTTTATCAAGCCCCCTTCGCTCAAAAAACCCATGGTGAAGCTGAAAGGACTTTTCATGGTCTAGTTAACGACCCTAAAACCAATCTGTTTAACTACCCAGAGGATTACGACCTGTACTATATGGGTGAGTTTAACGATAACACTGGTAAGTTATCCGTGTTGGATACGCCGCAGCATTTGCAAAAAGCTGCTAACGTTAAAAAGGTGAATTGACGATAGGAAATTGATGGGCATAATGAAACTACTTGTTGTAATTATGCCCACTGACCGTTGAGAGTATCGAAACGGTCTAAATAGGAGTGAAATGAAATGAAACGACGCCCAATGTCCAAAGCAGCCTCTAGAAAAGTGTTTCGTAAAAATACGGGTATTCATTCGGCTAATAAACTTAATCCCCGCAAAATGCGCGGTGGGATTCGTCTTTAAATAAAAAAGGCTCATACAGTGCGTTGTACAAGCCCTCGAACAGTCGGGTTTAAATCCGATGGTAAAACCCTTTGCTGGTCTCCAAAGACTTATAGCAAAGAATACGCTCCTTTTCAAATACCGTGTGGTAAATGCATCTCTTGTCGGCTTGAATATGCCAGGCAGTTAGCTGTTAGGTGTGTTCATGAGGCCTCGATGTGGCCTGAAAATAGCTTTGTGACATTAACTTATAGTCCGGAGAAACTTAAAAGCCCAAAATTAGATTATAAAGATGTGCAGGCTTTTGTGAAAGCTCTTAGAAACTATCGTTTCGATTATCTTATGAAAGAATTATTTGGCGATCTGCCGCAGGTTGACCTACGGGTACTTTGGCAGTTGTTACCTAAAGAACGAAAGGATTATCACTTTGAAAAAATTAGAATGGGATTCGTCACTGTTGGAGAATACGGAACAATTGGTGCAAGACCGCATTGGCATCTTCTTGTCTTTAACTTTCGACCGACAGATGCAACTTTTAAGTACAGTAACGCGAGAGGAGATAAGGTCTTTAGCTCGAATTTACTCGACTCAATATGGAAGAACGGGATCGCGGAATTCGGCGAGGTTACTTTTGAAAGCGCTGGTTATTGTGCTAGATATTCCGCAAAAAAATTGGCTCATGGAAGAGATGGAGAACATGACTACGTACCTCTCTCGCGGCGCTCAAGCAAAAATGCAATTGGGCGGAAATGGATAGAAAAAAACTGGGAAGATGTGTTCACGTCCGGGCGGTTAGTGTTTAAAAAAGGTGATGAGATGATTGAATGTGGTATACCGAGATATTATGAAAAATGGCTTCAGAAAAACAAGCCTGAGAGGTGGTGTGAATATGTTGTAGGTGTAAAGAGTAAAATTATTTCCCAAGCCGCTGCCAAGGAAGCGAAGATATCCTTGGAAGAAAAAAAATGTAATCTCAGGCGCTCGGCACGGCGGGGTCTAATGATAAGTAAAAACCAAACCCGTGATAAAATCTTGAAGAAGAAGTTTCGTGATCTTCAGGATAAACTGAAACTTTAAGGAGAAATTATGTTAGGTAATCGTTATTCGCAGCACTCTTTTGCTCAAATTCCCGACGTAAAAATGGCTCGGTCGCAATTCGATCGATCATTTACCCGGAAACAAACGTTAACGTTCGACTTTCTATCCCCTGTGTTTATTGATGAGATCCTTCCGGGCGATACTTGTAATGTGTCAATGTCGGCCTTTTGCCGTCTTGCCACTCAGATCGTCCCTATTATGGATAATATGTTTATCGATGTTTATTTTTTCTTTGTGCCAAATCGTTTAGTTTGGACTAATTGGGAAAAATTTAATGGGGCCCAGGAAAACCCCGGTGATAGTACCGATTTTACAATACCTGTTGTTCAGTCGGGTGTTCTTACAGCGGCGGGAGGCGGTCTCTGGGACCAGTTCGGTCTTCCTTATCCGTTGAATCCTGGGATTGACGTGAATGCCCTGCCCTTCAGGGGGTACAACCTAATTTGGCGGGAATGGTTTCGCGATCAGAACATCCTAGATTCGGATCTTGCTCCGCTTTATACAGATGACGGGCCGGACGACTTAGCTGATTACGCTGAAATGCAGGTTTGTAAAAAGCATGATTATTTTACCTCATGTTTACCGTGGCCACAAAAGGGTACAGCTATTGATCTCCCTTTAGGTACGACTGCCCCTGTGTTAACGGATACGAGTTTGACGACGGCGATGACTGTTAAGGTTGCCTCGACTAATGCTGCGGCTGGGAACGTTAATCCTTTGCAGACTGCCTCTGATGGAAAATTGTATACAGGTGCGGCAACTGCTTATTTGGACACTGGCAATCGGTTGTATGCGGATCTTTCGGCCGCTACGGCTGCGACTATTAATCAGCTTCGTGAAGCCTGGCAGGTTCAGAGTCTTCTTGAGCTCGATGCTCGTGGAGGAACGCGCTATGTGGAAATTCTTCAAAACCATTTTAATGTTGTTTCGCCCGACTTTCGGTTACAACGTCCAGAGTATCTTGGCGGCGGGAAAATCAAGATCCAAAGCCATATTGTACCTCAGACCTCTCCGACTTCAGGTGGAAATGCCCAAGGCGCACTCGCAGCTTTCGGTACGGGAGCTAGTTCGGATGGATCTATCGGGTTTACAAAGTCTTTTGTAGAGCATGGCTATGTAATTGGCCTGGCTGTTCCTCGTGCGGATGTTACCTACCAACAGGGTCTTCATCGTATGTGGACTCGAGAAACCCGTTTTGATTTCTTCTGGCCGAAGTTGCAGGAAATTGGCGAGCAGGCTGTTTATACGAAAGAACTTCGGTGTACTGGTGTTACTGCTGATGATGATGACGTGTTCGGGTACCAAGAACGTTACGCCGAGTATAGATTCATGCCGAGGCAAATTTGTGGAATTTTACGTTCTCAGAACACTAATTACATCGATATATGGCATTTGGCAGAAGAGTTTACTGCTACGCCTCTTTTGGATGAGGACTTTATAGGCAGTAACACTCCTATCACGAGGTGTATTGCGGTCGCCGGCGCGCCCCATTTGCTTGCTGACTTTTGGTATTCCTATAAACATGCGCGGCCTATGATGACTTATAGCGTGCCTGCAACGTTAGGGAGGTTCTAATGCCGTGGCCTCTTATTATTCCAGCTGCTTCTGCAATGCTTGGTGGTATTATGCAGATGACTGGCCAACGAGAGACCAACGCTGCAAACAGTGATATAGCTAATAGGGCCAATGAGATGAATGTTGCTGAAGCTCAAAGGAACCGTGAGTTTCAAGCTCAGCAAACTAATGCTCAAATGGCCTTTCAAGAGCGAATGTCTAATACTGTTCATCAGCGTGAGGTTGAGGATCTTAAAAAGGCTGGTCTTAACCCGATTTTGGCCCGTGATTCTGGTGCCCCCATGGCCCAAGGCGCAGCCGCGGGAGGTGACTCTGCTCGTGCGCAAACCGCTACCATGCAGAATCCTATGGCTGGATTTCAGACGTTAATTAGTTCTGGTTTAGATGCAGCCTCTATGTTGTCTGGTATCGAGAAAACTCAAGCAGAAACTGAG